ATACAATAATACGTAGTATTAGTTGTACCCACTCCAGCTACAAATGTTATAAAGTCCTGTGAAGCACCAGCTAGGTTTAACGTTCCCGTTCCCGAGGTAGTGCTTGTCTCTTTAACTCTATCGTTAATGACAAGTGCCATCTAAACCTCTCTTACGTTAATCTTAATATTGCAGCAGATGTTGTAAATGCAGGGAACTGAATTGTAAATGTTCCTGCAGTTGCAGTTTTATCTCCACCAAAATCTAAAACACAAACAGCATCAGTAGTACCTGAACCACCGTCAGTTGTTGTATTATAAATTAAAGCTCCTCTAGCTGTTAGTGTAACTCCAGTAAAAGATAGATCGGCAAAGTCAGTGATTGCTATTGATGATGATACTTTTACACCTTGGTTTACAAGTGCTTTACCACCCGCAGTGTATCCTGAAGAAGTAACTTCAGTATTTGATCCACCGCCTGGATTAGTAGAGTAGTTTGTTGTTGATTTTCCTAAAGTTGCCGAACTTGTATACATCGCTAATTTGTATGTATCTGTTGATGCATCAAAATCGTGACTTCCTTGAAGTAATTCTTTTTTAAATGAATTACAAATTGCGTTAGTTGTTATTGCCATTTTATTCTCCTTTTAAATTTTATGGTGATGGTGAAGGTATCTTAACTCTAGGTACCCCATCATCGTATTCTGCTCGTCTTCTTCTTCCCATTTGTTGTAGGGCAAAAGCTTCTGTTTCTTCATTATACTTTGTTTTATAAAGATTGTACATATCCATAGGACCCTTTAAATAAGAAAAAGTCTCAGTCAACACACCATGCAATAACAGAGATTCTTGATATTGAGATAAATAAGTAACATTAGTTGAAGTAAAATTAGGTGGAGTTACAATATAATTTAACTGAACTGCATAAGCTTGATCTGGAGTAGGTGCTACTACTATTGAAGCATCATCCCAATTAGCATAGTATTTAGGTTGTCCTGTACTTCCAGCACCATTGTATTCTGATATAAAACTAGTGTCTCTTTTTTCCATAAAAGTTCTAGCACTAGTAATATTAGCATCTGCAAATACTTGTAAAGATCTAATAACTAAAAAATCAGCAGGGGTTACTAAAAATCTTTTATCTGCAGTGAAAGATGAAGTTGCATATTTTCTTGTATCATCATAATCAACTTTACCTGCAATATCTAATTCTGTATTTCTAATAAATTGTCCAATAAGAGTATCACTTAATACATTTGAATCTACTTCTGTGTAGTTTCGAACTTGTGTTAAAAAATTTGAATATGATATAGCCATTATGTAATACTCACTGTTACTGTACCTGTAGTACTTATTAATTGTCTTTGTCTATTTTGTTCTGCACCATTATCCGGTTGCATACCAGAAGATTGAAAAGAAAATTCTCCAGGAAGAACTAAATCAATTGTTGTAAATCTAGAACCTCCAGATTTTAAAGTAAAATCTTGAGACCTAGTGTTTTGTAATGCTATTGCATCTGCTTTAACTGTTCTTCTTCTTATTTGAGGTTGTTTAGATTCAAATTCAGATATATGAACTAATGCTCCTGTCCATTCTCTAACCATTTCTTGATATGGAAATGCCATACCTGATCTATCAGATATTGCAAGAGATTGTTTTCCTGTTGCGTAAGTAGACATTACACACCATCTCCAAAATAAACTTGTGGTGAAATATATAAAGAAGTTCTAGAACCATCTTCATCTAATGCTCTTTTCATTTCATCTTCGTAAGCCATTTTTAACATTTGAGTTCTGTCTGCAGCTTTTAAAAAAGAAATATAATATGCAAGACCAGCTACCATGCAAGGTAAGAACCTGTAAGGAGCGTCTGGAGTATTTGTATATCCTCCTGCATCTTCTATTCTTCCAATGTAATAATATTTTAAATGTGTGTATGTTGTAGCATCTGGTGCTTGGTATAAATAAATTTTAGGAGTTATATGTCTTTCTATATAATATTGAGAAGGTTGTCCTGTAGTTCCTTTATTAGGTAATGCTGCATAAGTAGATCTATCTGTTTTAGTTAAAGAAACATCTCGTGTGTCAGCAGTAGTTCCTGATGATGTAGATATATAAGCCTCTAAAACATCACTACAATCACTTGGTGCAGTGTATTCAAAAGTTCCTGCAGTTAATTCTTGTGATTTATTTTTTACTTTCCAAAGATGTAATCCACGATTACCCCATTCTGAAAATAATATATTTAAATTTCTTCTAGCTCTTTTTAAATCATATCCTGAAGCTGTAGTTAAACCACATCTTTCATATGCTTCATCAATAACTTCATCGATTTGTAAATCAAATGCAGTAGTTCCAGAAGTAGTCATTATAATATATCCTTATAGTAGTTATCTTTAGTTAAAACTACTCCACCTATAGAAAATTTTTTTCCTCCAGATGTATTTCTAATTTCTTCTCTTATTTTTCTTAGACCCTCGCTAATAGCAGAAGACTCAGACATATCTGTCCGTAAGTCATCTACGATTGCATTAAATCTTTTTTGATTAGATGCACTTGCGTTTTTGTAATGTTTTTTTGCGTAATCGTAAGCCATTAAACTATACCTCTATAATAATCTGCCATGCCACCCATATTTGCTTTAGCAATTGTTTTTACATTAGTTGGTTTAGGTCCACTATTGCCTGCAGATCTTTTTCTTGCAACAGCACTTTTCTTTTGAGAGTCTGTCATACTTGCAGCTTTAGAAGCAGGTACACATTTTGGATATTTTCTTTTTGAATTACTTGCAGATTTTCTTCCACATTCTTTATATCCTCCACCTTTTTTCTTTGAACCTATATCAACCCATTTTTCATTAAACCATTTTTTAAGGCCACCTTCTTTCATGCCACCGGCAGAAACACAATTAGGAACCATACGGTTTCCTTTTTTCTTCATGCCTTTTTGGACATAACCTTGCCAACAAGTACCTCTACTCGACATCTATCATGTCTCCATAATAAGCAACTAAACTTTCATTAGATGCAGGTTCTCCATTTATGTCGCTTTTCATATAAGAACCAATGTAAGCACCCTTACTAGCTTTTTTAGGTCCCCAATCTTTTCTTTTTACTCCTGAAGGATCTTTTGCTTTACCCGCACAAATCTTACTAGCATATGCGTTAGCATATGCGCTGGGATAAACTTTAAATTTTCTTTTTGCGGCCGCTTTGCCTCTAGCACATAGTTTTGTCATAGTGTCTAAGCCTTTTTCTGTTGTACAATCGTTTTGATTGTATCACTTTTGGTCTAAACAGTAAACGTCCTAGCGAGAGGATTTTTTTTATTGGATTTTTTAACTTGAAATTTCTTTTTTTCTTTATTTTTCTTTTTTGGGTCACCTAATTTACCGTCTATTTGTTTAGATATCTGTGATCTTCCTATTGTCATTATAATATATCCTTTGCTTTACCTAGTATTGGCTTATACTTAGTTTTGCCTTCTTGTCTATAGGCAAGTAAATACTGTGCTCTTCTATTTTCAGGAATCCAGCTTGCGTGGATCCACCCCGAGTTAGGTTCGCCAGGCGTATAGTACTCGAGGATCAACTGATCTGTTTCAAGGTTCTTTTTAACCCAATCAGCTACCTCAGCATTATCAACTCCTACACATTCGAAATCACAGGCCTCAGCTTTTGCATGCTGTGAATTTCTAGAGCTACCAATAGCTAGACATAAATCTTCACTACGAAATCCACTAGTCACTTTTACTCTACCAAAGTGATCACGTACGGGTTGTAATATATTTTCACACAGATCTTTTAATTTTTCTATTTGACCTGCATTTGGATTATTATTAATGCCTTTACGAACAGCTGTATCTGATTTGATAAGCTCTAATAGAGTGAAGTTACGACTTAAATTCATAGATACTCCTATTTTAAAATTAATTTTTTTATGGATTTTGACCCATCAATATTTGACTCGAGCTCGGCCATCGACTTTATGCACTGGTACTGAATGTTATTATTTTTATTAGTTCTCATC